CGTGGATGGTGTCGTTGCCTCCCTCGCCGAGGATGACGTCGTTGGCGCCGTCACCGGTGATGGTGTCGCCGCCGTACGTCGTCGCGTCGAGGTTGGCCCAGTCGTACAGCTTCACCGTCCGCTCGGACTGTTCGCGGGCTGAGTATTGGGCCGTTCCGCCCGATGATTTCAGTGTCAGCCCCGACACGATCCGGATTGCGGACGCCACCTATTGCGTCGTGCGTTCCAGACCCCGCGTCCAAGACCTCATCGCAGAGGGCTATGACGAGAAGATCGTTCTCAAGCTTGAGCCCTACGCCCCTACGCAGGACCAGCAGCTACAGCAGGCCCGTGATACGGCCGGCGAGCATCTTCAGAGCCAGACCACTGACACCACAACGGACATGCTTCGTCAGGTGGAGATCAGAAAGCACTACATCCGGCTGAAAGACCGGGAAGGCGACGATTTCGATGTCTGGCGGGTGGTGACGAACTCAACCGCTGACACCTTGATCGATATCCGCAAGGAACAGCGCATTCCGTTCGCTGCCGGGTCGCCCTATCTCGTGGCCCATCGTTTTTATGGCCTCAGCCTGGCGGACCAGCTTACCAGCACCCAGCAGATCAAGACGGTTCTGACCCGCGCCCTTCTGGATTCATCCTACTTCGCGCTTAACCAGCGTTACGAAGTGGCGATGGACCAGGCCAATGATTATACGATCAGCGACTTGCTGCGGAATGAGCCTGCCGTCCCTGTTCGCTCCAAATCCGGTCAGGCTGTGCGCCCGCTCTCAGCCGGCGGCTTAGGCTTCGACGCTTATGCGGCCCTCGAATACTTCTCCACGGTTGGAGAGCAGCGTTCCGGTGTGGTCAGGAATGCACAGGGTCTAAACCCTGACACGCTCCATGACACTGCCAAGGGCGCTATGGCTCTCATGCAAGCGGCCCAGCGCCGTGTCCGCATGATTGCCCGCATCCTGGCCGAGACGTGCATCAAAGAGCTTTATCTGGGCCTCCATGCCCTGATCCGTGAGAACGCAGAGGCTTCGACCATTGCCCGCCTGAATGGCAAATGGGTGCCCATCGATCCCACGACCTGGGGTGAGCGTAACGCCATGAGTATTGAAGTTGGGCTGGGCGCCGCTGGGCGTGAAGCAGACTTGGCCGCGCTCAATACTCTGGTAAGTGCCATGAATGCCATTGTGGTGCAGCAGGGTGGGGCACAGGGCCCGATTGTCACGCTCGACAATGCCTACAACGCTGCAATTGACCTGGCGAAAGCCTTGGGCCGTAAGCAGCCGGAACGCTATTTCACCGATCCGAAGGAAGCGCCGCCTGTTCAGGCCAAGCCTGATCCAGTGATTGAGAAGGCCCAGATCCAGGCTCAGACAGCCATGCAGAAGGCGAACATAGACGCTCAGGTCAAGCAGCAGGCTAACCAGACACAGGCCATTCTAAAGCAGCAGCAAACACAGGCTGAGGCCGCGCTGAAGAAATACGAGATCGACCAGAGCAACGCGACGAATGTAACCACGGCCCTGATTGACGGGCATGTGAAGCACTCGGTTGCCAAGGTCGGTATCGGGGGGAATAGCGTTTGACCGCAGACCTCAAAGCCCGAGAGGCAGCCGCACGCCGCGAATACCCGCAGACATGCGCCGCCTTCGACAAGGTACGCGAAGCTGCGGTTAAGAACATGATCGCATCCAAGCCCGATGAGGCCGTGAAGCGCGAAGAACTCTACCGCCTGATCCACATCCTCGACAGTGTGCAGGCGGAACTAGAATCGATCCTCGCCAATGATACGGCAGCGATTGAGAAATACGTCGAAAGCCTAAAAGCCTAACCCCGCGACAACCGGCAACCGCATCTAGCGGACGGGATCGCATTCCCCAGAGGTACGCATGTCCAACCCAGGCGAAAGCACTGGCCCGTTATCTATTGACCAGGCTGTAGCGGCCCTGGAACTGCCCAGGAAAGAGCCGGAAGCGCCCGCTGAGGCAGCGCCGGCCAAAGAGGACCCCAATTCACCAGCCGAGCCCACGGCTGAGGATACCACCGGAGCGGAAACGCCCACCGATGGCGAAGCGACGGCAGAGACACCGGAGGCTGAGGCGGAAGCCGAACAGCCCGGCGTTGAGCCGCCCAAGTTCTGGGACGCGGATGCGAAGGAAAGGTTCAAAGCCCTTCCTCCAGACGTGCAGGAAATCATCGTCCGAAAGGAAGATGAGCGTAACGCGGCCACGGCCCGCGCAATGCAAGAGAACGCCGAGAAGAAGAAAGCCTATGACGCCGAAGCATCCAAGTTTCAGCAACTCGCTGCGACCTTGGACAAGCAACTACCCCAGGCTGTCGATGGGCTGAAATTCGCCAAAGACCAGTACACCGCCAAGTGGGCGAATGTGGACTGGAATGCTGTTGTCGATCAGTACGGCGCCGATCAGGCCCTAAAGCTGAAGAACCAGCATGATTCAGAACTAGCATGGCTTAACGACCAATCGGCCCGCATCCAACAGCTTCAGGCTGTCAAGGAAGAAGCGAAGAAGGCTGATTACCAAAAGTTCGTAGCCGAAGAGGAGTCGAAGCTAGCGCAATTGGCGCCCGAGCTAACCGACCCCAAGCTTGGCAATGAACGCAAGCAGGCACTTGGCAAATTCCTCCTGGAATCTGGTGTGCCCGCCGAACGTATTCCGCATCTGACGGCTCTGGAAGCCGCATTCGCTTACGACGCCATGAAGTGGCGCAACGGTCAGGCGAAGGCAAAGCAGCTTGTCAATGCGACGCCTATAGCCGCCCCAGTCAGGAAAACACCGGCCAAACCGCCGGCATCCTCGACGCCGGGCTCCACCCAATCTGCGCGCATCGAAGCCCTTTCCCGGAAGCGTGAGCTGACCGTGGACGAGCTTGTTGAGCTGCGCACACTCAAAGGACCAACTTAAATGTCGGCAGTCTCCGGTACAGCTACTACGCTGACCACCATCGGTATCCGCGAAGACCTCGAAGATACCATTTATCGCGTTGCCCCCTCCAAGACCCCATTCACCAACAATGTCGGTAATGCGGGCAAGGCCACCCAAACGAAGCACGAATGGCAGACCGAGGCGCTTGCCGCGCCTGCCGCGAATGCTCAGTTGGAAGGTGACGACAGCCCGTCCTTCGCCTCGTCTGAAAATCTCACCACCCGAGTCGGAAACTACTGCCAGATCTTCCGCAAGGTCGGCATCGTGTCCGGTACCGACGAAGTGGTCAAGAAGGCCGGCCGCGCGTCGGAAATCAATCGCCAGAAGGTGCTCAAGGGCATCGAACTGCGTACCGACATGGAATTGGCGTGGCTGAACAACACCGCGTCGAACCAGGAATCGGGCGGCACGGCTCGCCACTCGGGCGGCTTCCGTACCTGGCTGACCTCCAATACCTCGCTTGGTTCTGGTGGCTCGACCACTGGATACTCTGGCGGCGTGACGGCCGCTGCTGTTCCCGGCACGACCCGCACCCTGACGGAAGCCCTGCTCAAGACCGTCCGCGCGACGGCCTTCGGCAACGGCGCCAATCCGACGCAGTGCTACATGTCTGGCACCACCAAGCAGACGATGAGCGGCTTCACCGGCATTGCCTCCATTCGCGTGGATGCGAAGCCGACCGAGCAGGCCACCATTATCGGCGCGGCTGACGTGTACGTGGATGACTTTGGCAAGCTGACGTTCATTCCGCATCAGTACGCGGTTGCGAACGCGGTCTTGCTGGTCGATCCCGACATGGTTGGAATTGCCACCCTGCGCGGCATGTTCACTGACACGCTGGCGCAGACCGGCGATGCCGAGAAGTTCCAGATCATCTCGGAAAAGTGCCTGGTCATGAAAAACGAGAAGGCCCACGCCATGATCCTGGCTGTCTAACACATCCGGGTGCAACCGGGGCGGCTCGAAAGGGTCGCCCCATTTTATTTAAGGAGGATGAATGTTGTGTAAGAAAGCAGATGGTAGTGACGAGCCTGAGATGCAGGTTCCGAACGGCATGGTCGCTGTCCGCGTGACCAAGCACGGAGACGGCAAGGTCTCGACTGGCGTCCATATGGCACCCGATGGTGACGAGCCCGGTGGGGATGTGATGGCAAAGCGGGATGATGTTCTGTTTGTCGATCCTGCCACGGCCGCTTCCATGGAAGCCAAGGGTTACGGCGAGATCGAATGAGCAAAGTTCTGCCGTTCCTCAGTGACCCGGGCATTAAGCGAGAATGGGTAGATAACGAGGACGGCACTTTCACGGTCACAGAGAAAGAGGACCTTTCTGCGCTCCTGGACCGTAATAAGCAGATCCAGAACAATTTCGACGGCTACACGCCGAGCCGGGAATTGCAGTACGTGGGAACGATCCCGGCGACGGTTCATGCTCAATTCCTGGCGAAGGGCATCGACCTCTATCACCCGGCATTCGAGAAAGAGCTTATCCGGTACCTGAACGACTCCGATTATCGCGGCTTCCGCACTGGATCGGGCCGCATCGGCAAGAAACACAGGCATATCTGATGGCGCTGGATGGAACCAACAGCGGCCTCAAAGCGAGCGTGGCGGACTTTCTCAACCGATCCGACCTCACCGCAGTCATTCCAGACTTCGTGACGATGGCAACAGCGGCTTTGACCCGCCGCCTCATCGCGGACGGTCCGGTTCGTCAGATGTTCGGGACTACGACGCTCTCGATCACGGCAGAAAAGACCAATCTTCCGCCCGATTTCATGGGCCTTAAGTCGCTCTATCTCTACACCACGTCCGATAGCGGCCAGGTGCAGTTCTGCGAGCCTGAGAAGATTGCAGAGCAGAAGATATTGCGGCCCAATCAGGACGGCGACCCGCAGCTATTCACGATCATCGGGGGTCAAATCCAGTTCTGGCCCTGGAACACTGGCACCTATAGCGCTGAGATCGGGTATTGGCAGGCTCTCACGGCCCTTTCGGGTGCATCTGACACGAATTGGCTGCTGACGAAATACCCTGATGCCTATCTCTACGCCTCGCTCCTACAATCGGCACCGTACCTCAAAGACGATGACCGCATTCAGGTCTGGGGCACGCTCGCAACACAGATTGCCGCCGACATTATAGCCGCTGACAAGGTCGCGCGCTTTGCGCCGAACATCGCGGCTCCAATCCTCTCATATCCCCCGCCGTAAGAAAGGCACTC